AACTTTATAGATAATCGATATAAAGCTATTAATTATACGCATTGTTGTACGGAGTTAAGGGATAAAGAAGCCCCAAACATTGAGGATTGGCTAAAAGATAATTTTAAAAGGTTAGGCCGACACGGCTTCACAAATACACACGAAGATACAATCTGGCTAAGAAGTGAGTTAGTAGAGGTGTACAACCAACTACACCCTTAATTACTTACAACGTAATAGTAAAATTACGTTGAAGAATGAAATGAATTTTAATAATTGTTATAAAAATTTTTATGAAGATAAATATTGAAATACGAAAATATGTTATCAAAAGAATAATTAAACGGATAGAGAAAAATTTGTGCGAATTAGAACCTTATGGATATATAAACCCTCTTGAGTATTTAGAACAAATTGAATATTGGGAAAGTAAACTTAATGTTTTATAACATTGAAGCAAACAAGCGCGGCCTCTTCGCCGTGTTGTTTGATGAGTGTTATCGCGTCGTTTTAATGCGCGGATTGATTTAATTAATTAGTTTCATATCTTTGAGATATGAGAGAAACAAAAAACAGTTGTAATAATCGAGGTTGTGAATATATTCGAGTACTCCCTTTTTGTCGCCGCCCTGAGTCACTTAATACAAGAGACCTACAAAAGCGGAATGATTTTCCGAAGGTTTTATCTTTGGCTCCTTTACCATTGGATAAAGAACCGATCAAAAAAGCGGCGTAAGTATCGCGCAATATTAAAACCGCTAGGCCTATGCATTTATTGCCAAGCGTTTTGGCTTAATGTGGTTTTATATCCTTTATTTTTTAACTTAGACCAGTATTTTATTCTATCAACTGGAGGGGTTTACCTCTTCATTGAATCAATATTTTTATTAAAACGATTATGAAAACAATCCCAGAACACAACAAAGAAGTAAAGCAAGCGCACAAAATACACTCTAAAGCGGTTCAGCCTTTTTTACAAAAGATCGTTAATTTAATGCAAGCGAGGCCGAGAAAGTCGACCTTTAAAATTAAATATGAAATAGATGAAAATAATAGACTTTGGAAAAAGTATTGCAACAAGTACCAGGCAACACACAAAGACAAACACCCCAATAGAAAGGCGTTTATTAACAGTTTGAAAATGTATTTCAAAGACAATGAGATTTTAAAGGAGGACGATTTTAAATTTATATTTAACAACAATTAAAAATTAAATTATGAAAAAATTAATATTACTATTTGCAATTGCTTTACTATTCGCAGCGTGTGAAAAAGAAGAGATTGATACAGCAACCTCGACAAGTTTAGAAGAAAGCCACGTCGTAACAATTTACGCTTATTCTGAGCAGGGTCTCAGTATTATTAATTACAAAGATGCAGATGGATTTAATTATATAACTACGATATACACCAATGAGGAAACAATCGAAACGAATCAAAACGCTACTACTTACGATTATTCAATATGCTTGAGCTCGCAAGGTCCCGACTCGCTTTTCTTAATGGCAACCTATAATGGGAAAACAACTTCGAGCGCCTTCCGTTCGTCTGGGTTTGGAGAGACTACAATTTCTATAGATTTAAATGAATTGAAATAAACTATCTTTATAAAAAATAATTTTAGTTATGAGCAACGGAAAAGGTAAAAAGTTAATCGGAGGTTTAATCTCTTTTGCTAGTGGCCTAGCGGGAAAAAGTAACCCATTTGTCGGAGTGTCTCTACAAGTTGCAAAACTGTTGAAAGGTAAAGTAATTGACCACATCGAAAAGAACAAAGCGTCAGAGATTGGAGGCGAAGGGAAAACAGATTTTGCAGAATATGCAGGAATATTGGCTTTTGTTGTGCTTGCTGGAATTGGCCTTGTGTTCGTTGCGCAGGGTAAAATAACATTCGAACAGCTTATTCAATTGATAGGTTTATTGTAAGTAAAGATAAAATTATGTCAGTAAAAGGAAATAAGAACGCGGAAAAATGGACAGTTGAAGAGGCTCGTAAATTAGCAAACAAAGCTCTAGACGCTGTAGACGATGAAACTTTCTTTATTTCTTCAATTGCTGAGAAATGCGAAACGTATAGAGATTTATTCGCTTATTTGATGGATAAATTTAACGACGATGAAACCGTTTTTCGCACTTTAAAAAGGATGTACAATAAATGTGAGTCGATACTATGGGAAAGGGCTTCACAGGGAGAGATAGACAGAACTATAGCAATATTTGCTCTAAAGTCCTTACATGGATTAATGGAGACAAGCAAACAAGAAATCGACCATACAACAGACGGCGAATCGATTAACCCTATCAACTGGGTAAAAGATGACTCAGATTAACGAAGCGTACAAGCCTCTCTATCTATCTAAAAAGAGGTATTTTCTAGTAACTGGAGGGCGTGGCTCTCTCAAATCTACAAGCGTTCACGACTTTTTAAGCCGCTTAACTTTCGAGGTTGGCCACGGTGTTTTGTTTCTGCGTTACACCATGACAAGCGCCGAGAAGTCAATAATACCAGAGTTTAAAGAAGCCATACAGCGCAATAATTCGTATAAACTATTCCAATTTAGAGGCGACCGAGTGACCAATTTAAAGACGGGTTCGTTTATTATGTTTGCAGGGGTAAAGACAAGCTCAGGAAACCAGACCGCGACGCTTAAATCTATTCCAGGACTTACAACGATGGTAATTGATGAGGGCGAAGAGTTCACTAAAGAGAAGGATTTCGATACAATAGACGATTCAATTAGGAGTAGCGAGGCAGTTAATCGAGTTATTTGGATTATGAATCCAACCACTCCAGAGCATTTTATTTATAAACGATGGATCGAACCCGCTAACAAAAAAATAAAAATTGAAGGCTTCGAGGTAACAATTTCCAACCTTGACACAGTCGAGCACATACATACGACCTACCACCTAGCAGAAAAGGCGGGATATTTGCCTCAAAGTTGGATAGACAAAGCAAACAAAACAAAAGAAAATAACCCTAAACGATACTATCACAACTATATCGGCGGTTGGTTGGAAAAGGCGGAGGGCGCAATTCTGCCAGACTGGACCGAGGGAACTTTCGACGAGTCTCTCCCATATTGCCACGGCCTAGACTTTGGATTTAATCCAGACCCTTGCGGACTTATTAAGGTGGCCGTCGATCAAAAGAATAAGAAAATATATGTTGAAGAAAAAGCGTATTTGCAAAACTTAGGGACGGACGACATAGAAAAACTATTAAGGGATAGAGTCGAACCAAGCGGATTGATAATGGCAGACAGCGCAGGGAAAATTACTATACACGACCTGAGGCAAAGAGGCTTAAATATACAAGCGTGCGTTAAAGGTTCTGGAAGTATAATTGCAGGGCTTAAAAAGATAATGGATTATGAGTTAATTGTTTGCGGTCCTTCGCCCAATTTAAAGACAGAATTAAATAATTATATTTGGAACGACAAAAAAGCAGGGATTCCAATAGATAAATTTAACCACTTAATCGACCCGTTAAGATACGCGTTTGAAATGCTTTCGAGAGGAGGGGGCGGGATGCTTTAAACAGGTTAAAAAAATATTGTAAATTTGACAAAACTATTTAAATGGGAAATTGGCTTCAAGAAAAAGCGTTCAAACTAATTACTGGTTATAAACATTCGGACGTTTTTAGCCTCACAGGCTCACAGCATAGAAACCTAGTAAACGGAAATTTAACCATATTAGGCGGGACCAACTCGATAGACCAACAAGCAGACAACAAACTATTATCGGAAGGATACGAACGAAATGCACAGGCGTATTCAATCATTAGAAAAATAAGCGAGACGGGTTCAGATGTGCCATGGATACCCAAAGAAGTAAAGGCAGACGGCACACTCGAAGAGGTAAAAGAGGGGCGTTTTTATGATTTCGTCAACCAACCAAACCCAGAGCAAACGCAAAAGGATTTTAAAGAAGAGTCATTTACTTACATGCTAACTACTGGAGACTTGTTCTGGCAGCCTTTGGAGTCGGTTGGTTTTGGTATAAGCGAGTTAAAGACGTGGCCTAGCCAATTAATTGAGGTGCTAAGCACACAGGCAAACCCGTTGACCGTTTCGGGGTACATGTTTGAATTAGGACGACAAAAAGAGTCTTTTTCTGTAGATGAGTTGATTCACTTGAAGTATGTAAACCCAACGACGAGAGGCGTCGAGTCTCTTCGCGGCTTGTCACCACTTGCGGCGGCTTGGCTTGCTTTGTCAGGAGACAACCAAAGAGCAGAGGCACAGGACGCAATGCTAAAAAATAGAGGTATTGCGGGAATCTTTACCAACGAAGGGGATTTCCCACTAAGCGCGGAAGAACAAAAAGAACAACAAATACTATTAGACAATCAAATCGGAGGCTCTGGAAAGTTTAACAAAGTGTTAGCAGGAAAAGGAAAAGGGAAATTCCTTCAATTGGGTATGTCTTCGAGCGATTTAGAGATACTAAAAACGGCTATACAGAACTTGAGAATGTTATGTAATGTTTACGGCGCACCGTCTGAGTTGTTTAATGACCCTGCCAATAAAACATTCGCCAATCAAAAGGCCGCGCTAAAATCATTTTACGAAAACTCTGTTTTGCCATTAGACAGGCGAGTACTATCAAAGTATAATTCAACAGTAGTAAAAGATTGGTCTAAGAGAGATAATAAAAACTATACAGTAGTGCAAGACTTGGAGCATATTGGAGCGCTACACGAAGATGAAAAACAAAAGGCCGAAAAGGATAAAATAACGATGGAGGGGGTTGCTGTTGTTTTAGGTATGCCTATAAGCTCAGAGGCTAAAGCGTCTTTATTGTCGGATCAGTTTGAGTTTACAACAGAGCAATCCGCCGCAATAATAGCGCCCGCAGGAAAGGCAAATTCAACACTTGAGTTACTAGGCAGTCTTTCACCTTTATTGGCTAATAAACTAATTGAGAAATTGACGGACGAAGAAATTAGGGAATTGTTAAGATAAAATTTAGGTAACTTTGTTAAACACAAATCAAAACAGTAATGAATAAAAGCGTTAAAAGTTGCGGCCTTGAAATAAAAGGAATCGAAGAAAGCAGGGGAATAGTTGAGTTTTATTTCTCGGCGTTCGGTAATAAAGACAGCGACGGCGACATAATGGAGAAAGGTTCTTTTAAAAAGACCATAAGTGAAAACCTATCCAGAATTAAGCACTTTAAAAACCATGACCCACACCTCGC